GTTGTCAGAGAAGACGCCTTCCAGCATATCGTTCAGCATCCCGATGTCACCATTGCCGATAACCCGCCATTGCCTGATAACCGCCTCCGCCTGTGTCTTCGTGGTGACGTGTATCCCGTTCAGGATGGCGTCACGGAAACGGACGGACTGCCCCAATGCCGACTCATTGATTTTGTCCACGTCCACAAGCGCACGCAGGGCAACGGGCAGGGCAAGGATGCCGCCGTCAACGCCCGCCATAAGCGTTTCAATGTACAACGCCATCAGCGCGGCGATAATCAATTCCTCTTCCTCTTCCCAAAAGTCATAGTCGGGCATTTTTGACCTCGTTCACCACGCGCCGCTTTTGCTTTTCCAGAAACGGCACAAGTGCCTCCTTCCAACGTCGCTCAAAGTCACGCCGCCTTGCGTCATCCATTGGGACGGCGGAGTACTGCTCGTCTGGGTTGTTGAAGCGTTGCCGCATTGCCTCCGCCGCCGCTTGTTTCTGCTGTTGCGTTTCTGCCCGCTCCTCTTTCAGTTGTTCGGGCATCCGCTCAGGCAGTCCCGCCATCTGGCGCAACCACAACTCATCGCCTTCATCGAATGTTAGGAAGTCTTTGACGCTGGACAGGAACGCGCCGATCTTGGCAATGTCGGCATTATTGGCGGGGGTGTGTTCCAACCATACCCGCTTCACATCCTCCTCCCGCGCCCCGTTGATCTTCAGCAGGCGGGGAATGGCGTACTTCGTGAACGTCTCAGCGATAATGTCCGCAAGCGCATTTACGGAAGTCATAAAGAAGTCTGTAGCGTTCTCTGCCAATGCAAACGAGCCGACGTTATTTTGTCCCATCAAAAGGAACTGGACGAAGAACGCCGTTGCAATACGCTTCTCGTACCGCTCTATCGCCGCGCCCAAGTCGGCAAATGACTTGCCCGCCCCAGACAATAAAAGCGCGTCCCACCCAAACGGAAGGATAAGTCCCGCCTGCTCATCGTTCCGCATGTTTCGGACCACCTTCGCCGCCTTGCTTGCGTCGCTGTTGTCGTCGTCCTCGTTGGTGTCTGCGCCTTCGGGCAGTTTGATAACGGGCATACCGTTGGTGTCCCGCTCAAAACCTATCGCCTCGAATTGTTGCAGGTTCTTGAGATAGTAGTAACTCGTCCACGCCACGCGCAGAAGGGAACGCCCCTCGGGGTTGTTCCGCTCGTTGCGCGTCCTGAACAATAGCAGTCGCTCCATTGGCAGGAATTGAGCGCGGTACAACGGCGCGCCCATCTGGGTGACGCCGACCAGTCCGCCGTTGTCGTCCAGTTTCCATTGGTAGACGGTGTTCTGCCCGATGGGGGAGAACTTGTGCCACAGATACCGCCCGCCCACCCTGTCGTAAACGATCTCGAACAGGGAGTATCCCGCCCAGACGAATGACAACACCTCGGAAATGAAGTCGTTCCAGGACTGTGACATATTCTCCCGCGCCTCGTTCAGTTCGTCCACAAGCGGGTCATTATCTTCCTCACTGGAAAACTCCCAGGACATATTCCTGACCACCTGCTCGATGGCAAGCAGTCCCGCCCCGATGATGGGGTTATTCAAGCGCATCTCGTTGAAACGCTTGTATGCCTCCTGTCCGTGAAACTCGCGCAGGAAGTCGTCTTTTATTAGTCCGTTATACTCGACTAAACCGCTGTATGACTGTTGTTTTGTGTCTGCCATTGTTCATCCTTTGCCGCGTATTACGGCTCTTGCAATTCCTTACAGATATGTCCTGTTGCTATTCTTTCGCCGCACAGGCGGCAAACAGGAACGGAATAAGAATAACGTTGCTTGAATATCCACCATCCTTCCTCCCTTTCGACAAGTTTTTCTGTCCATATTTCGGGCGGGTAGGTGGCGGGGGAACACTCAGACCATTTCTTCCTCCAATATTCTTTCTCTGCTTGGGTCGGCGGGCAATCTTTCCATGTGTTCATTATCAAACCTTTCTGCAAGTTACCTTGCCTAATACTTCTTCCATCTGCTACCCTCGACGGGTTCTACAAACTTACTCTTTTGTACAGGTTGCCTGTCCGTCAATTTTCCGCCGCCAGTGAGAAGTTCCGTCACCGCCCACACCTTCGCGTCCAGTCGGTTGGGACTGTCGTCACCGGGCGTCCACATGCACAATTCATCCTCAAGCGCGGCGAACACGCCTACATGGTGGTCACGTCCCTGCTCCGCTATCGCCGCTATCGGTTCCGCCCGTGTCGCTTTGCCTCGGGACGCCCAGACGAGTTTGACATTTACAAGCGGGTCCACCTGCTTGATAACTGCCATAACCATATCGCCGCCGTTGTTCTTCTCTGCTACGATGCAGTCCGCTTTGTGCCTGTGGTACGCGGTAACGGCGGCAGACGCCCACGCCTGCGGACTGCCGTGCATACTGTCGTCTGCGAGCGTGTAATAGTCCTGCCCCAGACGCCCCGCCGTAATGATGCCCGCTTCGTCACCTGTGGCGCTGGCGGTTGGGTCAACGCCGACGACGACACGGGTCAGTCCTTCGGGTGCTTTGAGGACACGGTTCCTGTCTATGTCGTCCCGCTTCCACAATGCGCCTGGTACATCGGTCAGCAGTTCGGCGTTGAGTTCCTGCCTGCCGAGGCGCGTCCCTTCGTATTTCGAGATGACATACTCGAAGAAGCCCGCCGCAAGGTTGGCACGGTTCTCGTAAGTCGTCCCGCTGGTGATGACATTGCGCGGGTCTTTGAGCAGGTCAACGAGCAGTTTTGTCGGTTTCGGGGTGGTGGTCACAACGCCCTGCGGACGCTCGCCCAGACGAAGCCCGAACATTGCCTGCTCCCACGCCTCGGGATACCGCCACGAGCCGAGTTCGTCAGCCCATATTTTGTAGTGCTGTTTACCTCTAAGGCGTTCAGGTTCGTCGGCGGTAAAGATGAGCGATACAGCGCCGTTCGGCCATTCCAACCGCCTTTTTGACGGCAGGTAGACAGGTCGCTCGTTTGGCGGACAAATGGCGAGGATGCCGCTTTCACCTTCGATCATGATGTCCCTCGCGTCGTCCGCTGTTGCGCCGATGAGGTTGACATAAGCGTTATCCCGCACCCAGTGGCGGACGGTTTCCGCGCCTGTGCGCGTTTTGCCGAACCCGCGCCCCGCAATGACAAGCCACAGGAAGAACGGGACATCTGGCAGGCGTTGTTTGTCACGCGCCCAAAATGACCAGTCATGTTTCAGCGTCTCCAGTTCTTCATCCGTCAGACTGTCCAGCATCTTTTCCCGCACCTGTGGCGGTTGCGATGCTATCCAGTTTGCGGAGTATCTCTGCTCTTGTATCATCTGCCTCTTTCGTCAGCGGTTGTCCGCCGCTGGTGATGTCGTGCTTTTCCGTCACCTTGCCCGCTATCCGTTCCGCTATCAATTCGGGTTTCTTTTTTATCCAACTGCGAACCATCAACCGCAGGGCATCTATCGTTTCCGACTGCTCCAGCGGTTTCATCGTGCCAGTGTCAAACTCCCTGCTCAACTCCTCCCAGATAACGGCAAGCAAAATCTGCTCCCCTTCGCGCTGTTCGGGGGACTTTTTACCGCGTCCAGATAACCACCGCCTCGGGTCGTATCCCTTCTTAAATCCGCCCTTGCCCTCGGGGTTGTTGCCGCGTTTATCCAGATTTTGCTGGTTCGTTTCGCTCATTCCAGTCTCTTTATCTCCAACTCAGGGAACGCCCGCGCCATGCGATCCAACACAACCGAAGCGAAAGCTGGAGACAACTCAACCATCCTGCATAATCTGCCTTCATTCTCGCAAGCCAGCATTGTCGATCCGCTCCCGCCAAAGGCGTCGTAAACAACGTCACCACGTTCGCTACTATTCCTTACCATATGTTGCACTAACTCGACGGGTTTCATTGTTGGGTGTTCTTCGCTTCGCTTTGGTCGTGGATATTCAAAGACGCTCGACTGTGTTCTATCGGGCGTGAAATAATGCGCCCCGTCAGGCTTCCAACCATATAGAATGTTTTCATGCTTGAAATGGTAGTCGGCACGCGATAATACAATCTGGTCTTTCAGCCACATCAATCCCCAGCGGAAGTCAAAGCCACTACCAGCGAAAGATGAAATCAAAGCGGGTAGTAGCGTGCCCGGCGGGCACGCTACATATATTGCCGCGCCTGCAACGCTAAACTCTGCCGCGGTCTTCAATGCAGAACGAATAAACTCCTCCAACTGGTCAGCGGGAAGGTCGTCGTTTTCTATTTTACGAACCCGATAACCCATCGGGTTCGTCGCTTCTATCTTGTCGCCATAATTCACGCCATAAGGCGGATCTGTCCACGTCAGGCGCGCGCGATCATCTCCAAACAAACGAGCCACATCCTCCCGCTTCGTGCTATCCCCGCACAAGAGACGATGCTCCCCGATCTGCCACAGGTCGCCCGTTTTCACCTGCCACTTTTCCAACAGTTCCGCCGCCTTGTCTATCTGCGGTTCGGCGTCCGCCGTCGGTTTCTCCTCGCCCGTCAACTCCTGCCATTCTGAATCCGCGAACATCTTGCGGATGTCCTCATCCTCTCCCGCCCATTCTTTCAGGATGTCACCGTCTGGGTCAAAATCCGTCTTTGCGATCTGGTTTGCCGCCACAGACAACCGCCGCGCCCTCGGGTCATCCGCCGAGGGGATGTCAGTCCGCACCACAATAACGGGGCGCGTCCCGTCGCTCTCGACTACGATAGGTTCCACGTCCGCGAACTTTTCAGCAGACACCTCCAACCGCGCCGAACCGCTGATAATCTCACCGTCCGCCGCCGCTGTTTGTGCGTCGATAAACCCGTCACGCTGTAAGGACTGCTCCAACAGTCTCAAACCGTGCGGGGTGTGCTTGTTCGCGTTCTTGCGCTGTGGGATAAATTTACGGGGCATTCTACCTTTTTCCTCTCAAAATCGCTCCTGTGCGTTCCTGTGGGCGTTTAGCGGCATCCTAGACGGGAACCGCCTCCTGAATAATCAAACGCGGGTCAACGGGGATGTACTCCCGATGCTTGCGCCTGATGGTGATAACCACTTCCTCACTGGCGGAAATGTTGACGATCTTCGGGCGGGTGTACACCAAAATACGTGGGGACTCGTCGCCCAAGTCCGCGTACAACTGCGCGAGTTCCATGCCTGCATCGTGTAGTTCGTCTGTCATTTCGTCACCTTGTTATTCCATCCGTTATCTATCACCGTGCCGCCTGAAATCGTGACCAAATTACTTTGTGACACGCTCGACAGTTCGGCGGTCAGCACCCAGCCCAAGTCGAGGGTATTATTATATCCGTTGACTAATACGTTCCCGCCATCGGTGGCGTAGAAGTTCGGCGCAAGCATCCCGCCGTACCCGTCCCACGTCAGCGCAAGTCCGTCGTTTTGCTCGAACCATACGCCGCTCATGGAAGCGTTTGCGCTCCACATCCTGACGCCTTCGCCGCACGCCTGAACACTGCCCCCGTCCCACGAGATATGTCCTCGCAAGTTCGCGCCCAGGTCGCAAACGATGATGTCAACATCCCGCAACCTTACCAAATTCCCCTGAATATCTAACCCAACCCCAACCCCTGCCAGTTGCATCCTGTTAATGGTCAGGGTGTAGATGTCTTTTGCAGACAGTCCCGTCTCATAATTCCCGATGCTGACATTCTCAAAGACGCCGCCGTATGAGTACGGGTATCCCAATTCGACGCCCGTCCCTTCGCCGTGTCCGATCATGATGATATTCGTCATGGATAGTTTGCTACTGTTGGCGGTTGCGATAATATGCCCGCGCAGGATGGAGCCGTTCAGGAAGTTGTCAGGGTAATTTTCAAGTAACCAGTCCCACTGTTCGTGTCCCAGCGGCGGGGACTGTCCGATCAGCGCAGGACTCACCCCTTGAATATGTACGTACTTCTCGGCGGGGATGACCGCGTTCCCCTCCCATATCCCGCGCGCCACGATGACCGTCCCGCCGTTCGGCACCGCATCCACCGCCGCTTGCAGACTTTTGAAGTCCTGCAAATAGACAATGCCCGCCACGTTCGGCGCGGCGTTGATGCGCCCGCCAATCGAACAGGCGGAGAGTAACAGGAGGATGATCAGTAGTGTTTTTTTCATATCGCCCAAAACTCATCGATCTTGCAGGTGGTGGTCACCGTTATGACCACCGTATGCGCTCCGCGTGTGCCGATGTCGTACCCGTTGGGATACAAAGCGAAATCGGTTATCGGGTCGCCGCCGTCAATCGTGACCGTGACCGTCGGGTAGGTGGCGTCCGCGCGGTAAATGCCGAACTTGCGGAAGGTCCCGCTGTATGTAATGGTCGCGCCAACATCCGAGGACGATATGCTTGTCCCGTCCTCCGTCCACGTTCCCGTCCTGCTATCTTCCGCCGAACCGTTGACAATAACGGGGTCATGCTCGTAATCTTCCGCGTCCGCATACGTCCGCGCGGGTAACGGGGTCGGTATCGTCCCGCCCGTTGGCAGGATGTCGTCAAGGTACGATTCGACTACCGCGTATCCCGTCGCGTTCCAATGGGCGGTGTCCGCGAACCAGTCCGTGATGTGACCTCCGCCCGCCACGTGCGCCTGAATGAGCGCCAATCCGTCAATGTAGGTCGCGCCGTAAGCATTTAGCACCGTCCGCATCTGCTCGATGGCGGTCAGGTTGGCAGGTATCTCGATCTGGTCATCCGTTGTGGCGTTCCAGGCGGGGTTGAGTATCCAGATGCACCGCTGCCCCGCCGCACTGCACAACCGCAGGAACGCCTCACACTCCGCCGTGTCGTCCGCCCCGTCGTTTGACTGGTCAATGACGATGACATCAGCGGTTGCAAGGTCGCCCTTGCTGACCAGGTTGGGGAATGTCGCCCATCCGCTAACCGATATGTTCAGGAAGGTGTAAACGTACTCAGGATGGTCGTTAAGTAATCCAGTTTGTGCAAGCGGTCTGTACCCGATTGAACTCTGTGTATTGCTTGAGCCAGCCCATCCAATTACCATCGGCTGACTCACTCCACAAAAAAACGGTTCAAACTGTTCCCTCCCCCTGTGTGGAAGTAGCCCGCTCGCGTGCCTGTCAGTACATTGGTCGTTTTATCCGTGTCCGCCTGTACGTTGTTATAGTACAGCCCAACCGTCGAACCGCTCATGCGAATTTCCAAATCGTGCGCCGCGTTATCCGCCGCTTCCATGTAGGTCGGGGAAATCAACGTGGCGGGAACGCCTGACACGAACTCGATCAGACCCACGTACAGCCAACCCGTCCCGCGATAAGCGACTTTATAAGCAAGTAAATAGTTCTGCGGGTTGGTGTCACTGTCCAACCGCGCCACACAACCTAAAACCCTTTGCGGTGCGGTGGTGATAAGTCCGCGCACCTTGACAACCCCGTCTGTCTGCCCTGTGTCCACGCTGGCAAACAGCGTTGAGGTGGTCGCTAGTTTGAGACTCATGTCATCCACAATCACGGTGTCAGGTGTTGCGCCCACGTCTTTTATCGGGTAGAAAAACAGTGTCCCCGTACCCTTTGTGAGTATTGTGCCAGATAGTTGGGCATAGGTCGCGGAGTCGTGCGGTTCGCCATAGGCGGAACATAAATTTAATCCGCTGTTTTGGTAAAAGTCTACCATCGTCGTGCCGTTCTCGCCCGCTGTGCGCTTGCCCCATGAACTGCCGATATACCACCTGCCCCCAAGTGGTGTAAGAGGTTGATACAAGGCATTGTTTGCCGCCGCCGCGATAAACGACTGTGCTTTGCTCCCGCCGTGCGCGTCCGCCGATTGTTCAACTGTCGGACTGCCAGAGGCGGTCAAGTTCTCGTTCAACCCATCAGTGTATGTCCCTTCCAGTCCTGGGTCGGTCAATAACTCATCGCCCAGCGTCGGGGTATTGACCACCACGCCGCTCGAAACCGTGAACGTCGCCCCGCTCCAGGGACTTGGCAATGCGCCATCTGCAAGCGCGGACGGGTCGAGGGTATAAGGCAGGGACAATCCCCCGCCCCCGCCGCTCATGAACAACAGTTGTTTGATTGCTTTGTTCATACATACACCTTTAGCGGGTCAACGTACCCGCTCGTTTTCTCCAGCATCACCACTGGCAGTTTTACAGGTATCTTTGTTACCAGCGGGATGAATGACGGACGACTGCCGTTTTGCGGAAAGTCCACAATCAAGGGCGGCAACAGGTTTCCGTCTGTGTCCCTCAGCGGACGCCCGCTTGCATCCCTGCGGAACATCTTTGACACGGCGCGGAAATACAACCAGGGGCGGGCTTGCAACCACGCGAGAGTCGGAACGCTGTTTACATCCAGCGTATCAAGAATGACATAACTTCCATCCTGCCGACCTGATACCGTTGCGCCACCACAAACACGCACTTTGTCAAAGGCGGGTAGTTTATCGCTCGATAGGTCAATGCGGTTGATGTAGTCGCGCCGCGCTACCGGCTTATAAGTCGGGTCATAGTCCTGCCCTACGTTGTCATGCCAAAAACCCGTCCCATTCATAAAGGCGCGGTGATCGTGATATACCGCACGCCAGTTCATACCTTCGATGCCCTCACACATGGCAAAAGACAGGCGTTGCCATGCCTCGTCCATCGGTACAGTCTGCTCCCCATAGCACCAAAAGACCTCGGGCAGTTCGTCTCGAAAAAAAACATCCTCCGCCGCGTTGTTCAATTGCCCGTGTCCCGTCCACGTGATTCCAAGTTTCCATATCTCGAAATCGTGGCGCACTCTCCACAACTGGTTCGGCGGTTGGATGACGGGCGGGGGTTGCGGTTCGGACTCAACTCCGAACTTTACGGTCACTTTCATACCAACTCCGCTATGGTTATATCCGTTTTTCCTGTATAGTTTTTTTGAAACCAAACTGCGCCAATAGCAAAACCGATGGGGAAACCCAGTTCCGCGCCATTTGCATAATACCGTATCGCAACAATACCGCCATATGCTTTCCATTCCCTCATCATTTTTCCAGAATTAAAGGGTTTATTTAGCGGTATCAGATAACAAATATTTTGAGCAATCTCAAAACTGTGAAGCATCCAACTACTGAAAATAGAGTATGGCGGATTCCCAAAAACCCAATCAACGGGGGTGTGCCAAGAGAAAAAATCGCGTCCTTTCTCTATTTCGCACCAATCAATATCTCCCTGCAGGTATTTGAGAAAAACGCCATCTCCGCATGATGGTTCTAATATTTTCCCGTCTGGGTTGAAATAACGAACCATATCTGCGGCAACCCAATCAGGGGTATAAATCACGTCGCCGGGAACAAGCGCAACGCTAAGCAGTTGTGGTTGTGTCGTTATCACGCCGTCCAACTTTCCTTGCTTCCGTCGCTGAAAGTAAGCGTTAGTGTTGCGCCTTTGGGCAACTCCACTTCCATGCTTACGGGGACAACGGGGGGCGGGACATAATCAGTCAGCGTAATGTAAACGGGGTTTGCCGAACACCACCCGTCAATATCCTCACGCAATCCGCCTGCCCTGATAATCCATTCGATATGCAACCATCCAGACACGGAATCAACCACCCCGTAAACCTTGTCATTCGGCAGTATTCCGCCAATCTGTGGGAACGCAGTCGAGGGACCAGACCGAATCCGTAACGATGATGTAGTGGGGGTTAGTACGCCTTCCTTCATTATGCCTCCATCTGGCGGGACTTCCCCGCCGATATACCACTGTACAAATTCCGCTTCCGTGCCGAAAAAGTAATTCCCGTCCAGTTCGCTGTTACCCGTCGGGTCTAATGCCTTCCCGTCAAGTACGTTTGTGAACTGCCAGAACGTCCACGCGCTCGCACCTTTGGGAAGTGCGGGACTGGTTACGCCGTAATTGGCGATCCATAATTCCTCCCGCGTCCAGTCGAAACCTGTCAGGTATTGGTTGGCATACCCCGCCGCTGTGTAGGTGGTCGCCTTTTCCCCGCTTCGGGACTTCCACAGGTCATGCGCCAGTCTCAGGTCAGCGGCGGTTGGGTTGGCGGGTTGCCCGCCGTAGTATGTCCATTCCGCGTCGATGAACAACCCGAGCGGCGGTTTGTCCACGTTGTACCGCGCCAACCACGCATTGACCTGCGCGCTTACGGGTACCTTGTCGTTTGGATATAACCACACATACATCCCCCAAGGTATCCCCGCTTCCCTTGCCTTTGCCACGTGGTCGAAGTAGTATTTCGAGTACACCGACCCGTCGCAACCTTTGATGATGACAAAAGACATCCCGTAAAGCGAAACCATGCGGGGCAGGTCAACGGGCGGGATGTTCCAATGACTGACATCCACCCCCCAGACGCGGGAGGCGTCAGGCGGGGGGATGAGACTTTCAACGGTTGCCGCCCGCTTCGTTTTACGCGGCGTTCCATTTTCGCCGTACCACAGGTTATTGAATAGGTACTGCTTGATCTGGTGAATGTTCATAATTGCAACCGTCGCAAAATATTTTTCATCCTGTCAATGGCAAGTGCCAATTCGCCCGTTCTTGCCCGCATACTTGCAAGCATTGGCGACATGGTTTCTTTTTCTTTCGTATCATATAGAATTGGCGTCGGGAATAGCTCCGCCAAAACTTGCGATAAACGCAATTCAAAACCGTCAACGGTTTGGAGCAATTCTGTACACACCGTTTCGAGTTTTGCCATTTCCAATTCAATTGGGGGTGTTTTTACAGGGGCGTCATTTTCCATTGTTTACCTTTCTTCCTTACTTGCGCGTAAATATGGTTAACCTTATTCACACTTCCGCGACAAAAGCACAACAACCGCAAACGGGACATTCAAAATCCAGCGGGTCGCGTCCGCAGATTGACTCCTCACCGCAACTGCAACACTCAACCCATTCGCCATGTCTTGCCGACATTATACACCTATTTGAACAATAACTGCCCCGTTGCCTGCTCGACATACCGCTGAAATTCGCGCGTCAACTGGACGCCGCGCTTGACGTCGTTTCGGCAATATTTCACCATCTTATCCAATGCCGCCTTTTCGCCCCTGATACACGCCTCCCAGTCCTCGCGGTGCATTTCGTCCTTGCCGTCCAGTTTCTTACGCTTCAACCATGCGTCTAATGAGTGGGATATTGTCCTGAAACGCTTACGGGATAATGTCAGGGTGTCCACGATCTTGGCGTCGTGGGGCGCGTCCCATCCGTGAACAAAGAAGCGGGCGGATACCATCTTCCAGTCGTAGGGGCGCATGTTATGACCTACGATGTAGTCTGCCTCGTCCATCAGTTCCCGTAATGGTTTCAGCACTTCGCGATCATCGTACCGCCTGACTCTTGCGGGCGTGATACATTCCGACAATACCCCCGCTTTTTCCCTGTGCATCCATTGCGCCGCCCAACACAGGATGAAGGGGTCGTTTTCGATGTTCTTCCACCCGACCCACTGCCGCCCCGCGTCGAATACGGTTGCTTTTACCAGCGCGGTTTCAACGTCAAAATACAGCACCTTCGGCGGTATCCGCAACCGCTGGGGCGGTTCTTCAAGTTGTATGTTTCCGCAATTCCTGCATTTCCATTCCCGCCTGCCGTCCGTTGTGTTGCCAGTGGATGACCATAGATTTTTTCTCTGGCATACGTGGCAATTTTGCATGATGCCTCGCTTTTAGAAATGGGTCAGTAAAACTTTCACTATCTCGACCAGCACGTATCCCCCAACTGCCAGCGCGACCCACCTGAGATTGGTTTTTGCGCTATCAACGGAACGTTCAATATTCCTGACGCGCTCATCCAGTCCCGCTTCACCGTTGCCGAACAGGTATTTATAATTCTTTTCCGCCTTCTCTTGCAGGGGTTGTATTATCCTTTTCATTTCCCCCATGTCATAACGCATGTCATTTATTTCCCGCGTTATCGGTTCCAACGCCGCTTTTAACTGCACCTCGGTTACAGGTTCATCTGCCATGTGTTCACCTTTGCACACCCGCCGCCCCTGGACGGGGCTTTTTGTCATCCGCCCCGTTGGGATTCCAACCACCGGGGCGGCGGGCGTATGCTTTTTGTATACCACATTTTCCGCCAAACGTGGGCAGAAAAAGGTTACACCACATGACGACAATCACCCCCTTTGGGTTACGATAATCAGGATTATACTAACCGCCAGTTTACAAAACAAAACCCCCTTGCGGGGGTCTAAACTTTCACCATCTTATATTCACCATTCGCCCATGCGGTGAGTGCCTGCGCTTCCGCCTTTGACTTCGGTTTGTCCACAAAACCATCACGAAGCGCGGCGGCGCGTATCTTGGCGCGGTATCGCTTTTGTTTTTGTGCGGAAGTCAAAGGTTTATTGACCATGTAAAACGCTCCAATCACCAAGCAAGTATGTGTGACATGTGTAATCTACGAGAGAAAAATATTTTGCATATGTCCAAGTGTTGAAATCCTTGAACTCTGCCTGAGCATAACAGCAAACAAGCGCGATGAATGGAGCGCACCAATAAGTACGCTCATCGCCAGTTGCCAAATTGAAAACTCGTGTTATTTCCATGTCATCCAGGAAAATGATCAATCCAGTTTGACGGGTCGTACTCGACATCGTTCACGACGATCTTGCCAGAGCCATAAACCTTGTTGATGTAGATATGAGCCACTCCGCCATGCTCGTTCCGCAGATTGACGCGCATGTGCAACGCAAGCCCAGCGTGGTCGGCGGTCTTGACAATTCTGCGGATGGCGTGGTTATCGTTGCGGGCTTCAAAGGCTGGATACCGCTTGACGCGGGGCTGTCCAGTGACGGGCGATTGATAACTGACTTCTGCTGTATACATCATTTTCTCCTTGTTTGATTGTCTGGATTGTAACATAGGTTATGTAACCTGTCAAGGGTACAAAGACCCCCTGCCGCGCCTCACGGCGGAGAGCAGGGGGAAACCCAAGAAGGAGAATGTTATTCGCGTCTGTGAAACAGCGGCGTGGCGTACTTGTCAAGCACCTGTTTCAGAAGTGTATTGTAGATCAGGGTGGCGAACCCGACAAATGCGGAAAGCGGAACGAGCAGGTCGCCGATCCAGGCAATAAATAGCGGAACAAATGTCACCAAGTCCACCCACACAGGGAAGGCGGGCAAGGCGGGGGCGGCAAATGCAAGGGCAATTGCAAGGGACACCACATAAACAAGCACGGTCAACCAGGACGACTTAACCGTTACCTTTGCCATTTTCAGCATCCACACAATCACCGATGCAACCGCGCCAATCACGAACAACTGAATTTCTGTCATTGGTATTACCTCTTTTCTGTTGCAACAGGTCGGCGGGAACGCCCCGCCGTTACCGGCATTATAGCATAAAAGCGTCAGCCCGAACGGGTTGCGTTAGCGGTTTGCGGGGTTTTGAGTGCCACAAACCGAGCAAAGCACATCGGCTATCTTGACGTTTTTTCCGCAGTGCTTACAGCAAATCCGCTGCACGCTGTGTTCGGCGGCGCTGCTGATACGCCTGATCGCACGATCGCGCAAAAAGTTTTTCACGCGGATAGCACCGATATACCTTGCCTTTGGCTGATGCGACCAAACAAGATATGGACACATTCTGCCAGTTACCATACTAGGACGCCAAATAATATTGACAATCTTTTTTATTGTTTTATGCTTACCTTTCGCGGAGGGAGTGAACTCCCACTCATCACCAATTCTAGGAATAAACATTTTTCACCTTTTGCAAAGAGCCGCCGAACGGGTTTCGTGTTAGCGGTGAGTGGCGGGGACCGTCTTTGCGGGCGATTCCCCATCCTTTTGTACACGTGGCACATAGGGCTGTGCGTACCACTCATCCGCTGCACACGAGGGTTAGCCGCTGCCCTTGACTTTGTTATAGACAGCGGCGACAACAACTACAAAAACAAGCGACAAGGGAACTGCGACACCATACTTATTCCACAAATCGTCAGTGTTCAAAACAATCAGAAATGCAAATCCAGCGACAGCAACCAGAATAAGCACCCACTCGAATATTTTAGATGCTATCTCTCCGAATCTGCCTCGGCGTTTATCTTCCTCGTATTCTCGCCAGGCACGTTCAACAGCCACAACGCTATCACCTGTTTGCAGGGTATGTCTGTGATCGTGTGGTTTCTGTGGTTCTCCAACAATCACCTCGCGTTTTCCGAACCATTCTTTCAATAAATCAATCGGCATTTTTCTCCTTTCGCAAGACAGGCGGCTAATGGGGCGAGCGTCAGTTGCCCGCCGAGCGGTTAGAACGGGGCGACGGGTCTGGAGTACGACCGCAGGGCTCACACAATTCATCATAGCGAAAACCGTGCGGGCAGTATTTCACAGCCCCGCGAATGGGCGTGACCCGCTCCAACGGGAGTTCGGCGGCGCGGGTCAGGCTCAAGAGTTTTGTCAATTTATCGTCAATTACCAGCAACCGTTCTCCCAAAGAGCCGAGACCAAACAGCACAATCACAAACATAATAAACTCAAATAACGGCGACATATTTTCCTTTCAGGGAGCCGATACTCCCGTTGTTCAACTTCGCCCATTTCGGCGGACCGAGCCCCCCGCTCTTTGGGGGAGCGAAGCGTCCGCCGAACGGTTTGCGTAACCCGCAGGAGCGAGAACGCAAGAACATAAATTTATTTACCAGTACCACCGTGAGCCGTGACGTTGCTCCTGTCGGGTTCACGCTGTGTTAGACCCCGTATGAGACCTTCGACAAAAAGACGGGTCTTATCATGCAAGACTATTTTGTCTTTGTTTTTCTCATACCATTCTGATGGGTCTGGATTTCCAGTAATCGCCATACCTGCCCCAACCCAATCGGCAACCATTTCGCGGGCGTAGACTTCTGGCATAGGCAAGGCGATCATAAGAGATTCGCGGTTTAGGCGCTCTGCGACCTGCTTGAGTAAGTTGTAAATGACATTCTTTCCACCGACAAAAGCGGTAGTGTCGTCTGCAACTTCATCAATAAAATGAGTTTGCTCTTTTGCATCCCATAAAACGAGCGGATACCCGTCGCCGTGCGCCTGAATGTAATACCGCTCTTTGGCGGGAACTTCAAAGGTGAGCCAATAACCCCAATGATGTTTGTTGCTGCTTTCGTGATGCTGCCACGCACGCAAGAACGCAAGTTTATCGGCGTCTGACTGATAATCATTTCTGTTTCGGCGCGTGCCATCGGGATTGAAAAAGTTACGGACATACGCGCCCCATTCCTGCGGCGTGAACTTTGTCCAATCGTGAACAATAGCCAAATGAAGCGGAACGCCAAGACGCAAACACGCCTTGAACACAAACCACTTATGGCGCAAAACATATTTTAGGTATTCTGTGTGTGCTTTCATAACCTTTGCCTTAGGGGTCTAACGGTTATGCGTTACCTGCCGCCGCTTCCGACGACAGCCCATCATCCGACGCGCCAGCGGCGGTCAGGTGCACGCTTTGTTGGGCGTTTTGATGTTGCGCCACCCATTCATTTTCAAGCATGACAAAAATATTGTGACGCTCTTTTTCTGGCTTTGAATAAAACTCTGCGTACTTCTCAGAGTTCAAAACTTCGTAAAGTTTCAAAGTGCAATCAACGCAATACTCATCGTGCGTTTTGCATTTATCGCAACCAAAACGCAAAAGCGGGAGAGATGAAAAATCACTATCATCTAAAAGCAAAAAGCCAGCGCATTGAACATCGAGCCTTTTATTTTTCATAGTTTCTCCAATTTGTTGGGCGCAGGGTCGCGTAGTGTTTGCACGAAGCGCGATTCTCTGACGAGAACTTTCACGCCTACCTTGTACACCTGTGTCTTTCGTGTCGCACACATTCCTGTTTTGCAAGGAAACGCCCAACGGCTGGCGTTACCTGCCGCCGAATACTGAATACAACAACACCAAGACAGATATGACATGAACACAAAATGACACCCAAAGCACACGCCGCAAGGCGGTCAGGTGCACGCTTTGTTGGGCAGATTTTATGACAGCGAGATCGACAAAAAGGGAAAGGTCGCCGTTTGCACTCGGAATAACAGAGCGGACAAATCGCCAAAGATAATTGTGTAATTCTGCAATGTAATCAAATTGCTCGCTCTTGTGGCTGATAAACTCGTTTGCCAAAAAACCATTTGGACGCTGCTTCATTTTTCACCTTCTTTCTTGCGGGCAAGGGGTCTGCCGAACGGATTGCGTAAGCGGCGGCTAGGTGGTCGCCAACCGCTTACATTTGCGCTCGTCACTTTCTCTACAGACGCCACCACCGCGCTGACAATCCTAGCCGTCCGCCTTCACGCTGTGTTGGGCAGACTTTATCAGTTCTTCGAGTTTATCTGCCGCGATTTTCATACACTCTTCGCCAAGTCTCGGATCACCGAAAAACCATTGATTTTCTTGCACCAAACCAATAATCTTGAAAACAGGTTCTTCGACGATCTCAAGAAATGTTAGGGCGGATATACCACCTTGAATTTTATCTTTCACCGTTTCTCCTTTTGGAAGGGTCTGCCCAACTATGTTTTAGACTGTATGGGTACATAATACTACAATCCATATACCTTGTCAAGAGCGTCACGTATCTGCCGACTGGTCAGTTTTAGGTGTCTTTCCGCCAGTCCACGCCGTACCTTGTAAATCGCCTCACCATCCCCATTCCCCCATTTATACAGCGTGTATCCCGTCGTCCCGTCGTTATGGTGCGTGACACCATAACGACTGAAACGCCCGCAATGGTCGCACTGCACCAATACGGGTTGGTGTTCCAGTTGCGCCTTTGTGGGCGGGCGGACTTCGGCGCGTCCGCACTTTTTACACAGTTGTTCTAAGTATTTCATTTTTTCCTTTCACCATCACCCGCCCGCAGTCGGGGCAGGTGTATATCTTTTCCGTCTCAGTTTCGGCGGTCAGGACGTAGTTTGTCCGCACCCAGCAAACCGCGCACCATGTCCAGATGGTCATAGTTTACCGCCGAAGATAAACCATTCTACAATCCGCTTGAATAGGCGTCCGTACCATGCGCCGCGTTCTTTGGCGACAATGGCGCGGTCAAGCGTCAGGGACAGTCGGGGGTGGAAGTTCATTTTACATCCTTTTGTTTTTGTTGCTTTTCTCTAATTTGGCGCAACGCCTCCGAATCGTATTTATCCCACCAAAATTTATTATCTTCCTCGTACGCGCGTTGCATACCATGACGCTTTCGCAATCCGTCCGTACCCTCCGCCAAATAACACAACCTATCGGCCAATAAACGCCGATGCTTCATTTTGCGCCTCGTTTCGGGTCATAGGTTGCAATCTCATTTGTCTCAGGCAGGAAATCAACCGCCCGCAAGACTGGAGCCTTTGCCTTTTTTTGTTTCAGCGTTTGAATAAGCATTAGATTCTCGGTCACGAACACGGCGGGAGCCTCACCCTGTTTTTCGATAAGACTATCCCCGATCTTCTCCGTTTTCTTTGGTATCCATAACGAAATCATGCCGTCGCAGGTCTGCTCGAAATTGCTTGTTTCCTGGGCGTCGTTATCCTGCGGCTGTTTCCATTTGCGATCTTTGACATCCCGCCCGACTTGAGAGCCAATGATTACATTCGTGTTGAAATCAAGCGCAAGGTCTTTTACCGCGTCCATGATTGCCATATACTGCCCGCGCATTTCGCCCTTTTTGTCGTCCCTGTTTATCCGTTGCAGGTAGTCCAGAAATACGGCGCGGACCTTCTTTTTACGCTTGTCAACGATGTATTCCATCGCCGCCGTGATGTCGGTCATGGTCAGGCGGGGGCGGCGGGCTTGCTTCTGTTCGCTGTGACCAATGAGCCACAACGGGGTCGCCGCCCGCTGGGTCGCCGCCTTCATCATGGATTCCCACTGCGAAGGAGTCAGGTCGCCATGAAACAGGGATTGAACGGGTATCCTGCTTGTATTGGCAAGGAACGAAAGCGTCATGTCCTCAACACTGTCCTCCCACGTGGAATAGATGATTATTTCATCCTCGCCGATCTGCTTGATGAACTCCCGCGCCATGATATTCATGACGCTAGTTTTGCCGTGCGACGTGTACGCCAGTATCCCGTTTACGCGGCGGGGGCGCATCATTACGTAGTGGTCGTCCAGTTGCGGGATGCCTGTCCGCAGGTAGTCGGGATGTTCCCGCGCCGCCTTGACGGAGCCAACAGTCAGGGTCGAAACAAGGGACGGGTCAAAAACTATTGATTCGGGGTTGCGAATGTCATTCATGATATGGATAGTCCTTGTGGGTTCATGCCGCTTGAAACGAGCGGAGGGTTGGCAATATTGATTGCCGTCTTTGTGACGCTGTACAGGTCTGTTACCGTCATGCCACTTTGTGTAAGTTCCACAACCGCCGATGTGATGTGTTCAGGCTTGACCTTTTGGGCGACAAGTTCCCGCGCCGCCTTACGCTGTCCCTTGACCTGATCTTGCGTAAATGTCAGGCGGCGGGCAAGTTGAAAGGCAAGGGCAAGGGCGAATACATCCTGCGAGATTGCCCCCGTCCCCATTGCGATTAGTTGCGCCGCGTCATATCGTCTGTTGTATTCCTCATCAACTTCGGTTATTTTCTCGGCTCCTCCTGCCATTTGCCAGTCATAACCGTAAGTTGGCGGTACGCCATTACTTAACTCAGTTTCGTTTGAATCAGTATCGTTAAGGGTGCGGTTTTCCGCTTGCGGATTATCCGCTTGCGGAAAATCAATAAGCGGGTCAGGAGCAAAGGGGAGTTCGTAAACCTCCAGTTCATACCGCAAAAACTGCCCGTTTTCTCCTCTGATTTCCTTCCTGTGGACGTGTCCTGCCTTTTGCAGTTCGCGGATTGCCCCGCGTATCGCATGGGTTTTATCCGTTGAACGCTTTACCAAGTCGCCCAATCTTACAATCCAATTGTCTGGACGGCTCAGGAGGTACGCCAAAATCCCCTTTGCCTTCCACGAAAGTTCTGGATTTTCAATCGGGCGGCGGTCAATCATGACAAAAGGGTTATCCTTGTCTTTTACCGTCCTAAATATGGTTTGTTTCCGCGTTTTGTAATCTGCTTGATCTTCGCTCATAATGCCCTCAGCATTCTTCCAAAATCATCCCTGTTGATATACCCAGCCAGTACCATGTCGTCTATTTTCATCGGCAGGAATAATGCCTTGACGTTCTTATTCTCCCGCGCCACCGTAAACGCTTTGCGCTCGGAGCCTGGGTCAAGGATGATAATTCTCTGCCCGCAGTCCTTCGTCGCCCCCAATGCTGGTTGTAATGTGTTATTACTGCTTGCGGCAATCACGCTAAACTTGCAAATCTCTGCAAGGTGGAACCATGTAACGATTGCCTTTTTTGCGCCCTCGCAGATAATCACGCGGTCTTTTATCGGCTCGGACGGGTCCGCCATGTAGTAGCAGGAGCCGCCGCCCGGTAAACCGTACTCGAAACGATAGCGGTCATCCGTATTGACTGGACTAATCAGGCGGTATTGCAGGGTCTTGAACTCGAAGTTTTGCCCGAACCAGGGGATTGTGTAGGCGGGACTGTGTTGTTCCGCTCGCTCATTGTCATAATACATTTTGTCTGACTTGTAGCCAATGGACAAAAACCGCTGTATGTCCTCGGGTATTCCCTGACTTTCCCACCACTCGATATGATCCTGCGTCATCCTGTCCCGAAGTTCCGCCCATATCTCAGCCGTGCTAAATTCTGCAAGTTTCTTGCGCCTGTATTCCGCCCTGACTGCTTCCTCCCTTGCCCGCTCCGCTTCCAGCGCGGCGGCTTTTTGCGGGTCGTATTGTACCCGCACCTTTTCCCATGCCTTGACCTTCGTCCCGCACTCGTCACAATATCCATGCCACAGCGGGAACGGATGATCTGTAAAGATAACAAACCTCCGATGCCCGCCGCATGACGGGCAGGGTCCGCGCCATGAGCGAGTATCGGAGTATTTGAAGTCGTGCGGGTTCAAGCCGATCTGTTGTAATTCAATGGGGGCTGTGTTCATGTTCGCTCCGCATATCCCAAAACTTCCGCATAAATCTTTGCCACATCACGCTCGATGTCTGAGTATTGCGAATCTGAATCATCGTCCCGCGCATCTGCAACCCCCTGAACGCTGTAAATCAATTCCACAATCTCAGCCTGCGGCAGTTCCCTTACTGCCCCGAACTTTGCTATCACTTGCGTTATTGAATACGGTTTGCTCATGCCCATCTCCTCGGGATAGAAAAATCCCTTTCTCAAACTTTGTGTAATGGCAGAGGCGAGAAGTGGGCTTCGATCTGACCGCTGGCGGGCGGTGAAACCTCAGCCACTACACAAAATCCGTAAAGGGATTAATCTCGCCACTTCTCTAATTGTCTTACTGACAGGTTGCCATCCCGTCCGCATCCATAATATCACATCACGGCGAAAGTTTCAAGAGGCAATTTTCAGGCGTCGCCGTACTCTGCTTTGAACCAGTCCGCGCCGCGCGTTTCCAGTTTGCTTTGTGCGATCCGTCCATGCTGTTTACAGAACAAACCAGCGGGACCATGACCGCGCTTGCGCTGGCATTGATAGGGGATAATGCCGCCGCCGCCATATCCAGACGGGAAAACTTCCTCAATACATCGGGTGACATCTTCCTCCCGTCCTTTCGGTTCGCCTGCCCATCTTCCGTAAATGCGTATCATCGTTTCATCCTTCCTTCGGTTTTTCCGCCGTAAACCTGCGCCATTCCCGACACTTCGCACACCAGCAAACGCCAGGTTCGGGCGTCGGTGCTGTGCGCTCATATCCGCACACGGTACAAAACACGCGAAACCACTTGTCGGGCGGCGGGATGGGCGGGGTCAGGATAGCGGGTGTCATTGTCTATTCCTCCAACCAGGGGCGCGTGGACGCCTGCTTGCCGCGTGTTTGCCCCGCGCCATTGCGGAAAGTCCCACGCCAATTGATGGGAATAACAGGGCGGCAAGCAGTATCCACAAGGCGAGTTCAAACATTAGAACACCACCACCCACACAAATACCGCCGCCGCAAGCGCGGCAAGCATCAAGGCAATGTCGCCCAGGTAGTCCCGCAGGGTTGCGGGGCGTCCGTCCTCGTTGTACTCGTGGACGATCTTCTTCCCGCCATGTGCTAGGTATGCCCGCTCAATTTCATCTTTGGGCGTTTCGCGGTGCAGGTGTAAGTGCTTGTTGTCGTTCATGTCATCCGCCCTTCATTTCAAACATGGGGCGAAACCATACGCGGGGCATGTTCTCGTCAATGTATTGGGTGGCGATGTCATTCACGCCCAGCGCAATGACCGCAAGAAAAGACGGCGGGCATTCTTCGGTGTTGTCTGTCCAGCGTCCGCGCATTTCCTCCATCCCCTCGGACTGCTCGCACATTGCAAACACCTTTTCAGCATCAGCGGGGAACATCCCGCGTTCGGTCAGATAGTTGAGTACAAATTGCCTGAATGTCATATCATTATCCTTTCAGGCGGCGGGCAGTTACACCCGCCGCCGAGGGGGTTACTACTTGGCACGTCTGACCGTTGCAACAACGGTTTCAGATTTCATTGTCCACAGTTCAGGATGGGCGGCGGCATATCCATCCAACTGCTTTCCGTCCCAAGATGCGCGGGCGGACAACTTGACCTCATACCCGCTCCCGCTTGCCTCGCCATTCTCTTTGGCGTAGTCCTGAATTTGTTTCTTGACCGCTTCGGCGTTTTTCTCCGCCTCGGCAAGTTGCGGAAGTTCCGCTTTGATGTCCGCGATCTGCTTTTGTAATTCGGCGTACTGCTCAAACAACTGCTTGATTTCCATGTTATACCTTTCATTGTGGGCGGGTTGGCAGTCCCCGCCCCGATGGGTGGTTAGAAGGGGTTGTCGTCCAGTTCGCTCAATTGGGCATTGGCATCCATCAGCGCGCCTTCCTCGATTGACGCAAGGGCGGCGGCGTAGTCGCCATTATGTTCCTTGACGATCTGCTCCGTATCAACGTTGGTCAGTCCAAGTTCCTTCGCGCGTTCTGCAAATGCCTTGAGTGCAGGGTCGCCGCCAATGGTCTCGTTGACTTCGTTATCCTCGGCGTTCCAGCGGGGGCAATCCTTCCATGCGAGTGACTGCTCATACAGCGCATCCAGTTCGGGGGTGATGTCCACGAAGCGGGGGTGATCTGTGCCTATTGCCTCGATGGGCGTTGACTGTGATTGTCCATACACCTCGAACACCGGCAAATTATCCTTGCCGACTGTGCCATACCGCCTGACAAGCGCCTTGCCACTCGGTTCCTTGACTTTGCCCCATTTCTGCCCGGCGCGCTCGAATGAGATAAACGCGCTCCACTTGTCAATATACAGGACAGCGGGGGCGGACTTATCGCCGATAAACACAAGTCCGAACACCTGACGAACGGGGGTATATCCCTGCAACTTGGTTTTGGATGTCGCCTTGATCTTGACAACATCACGCCCGGTCAGCGGGTCGGTGGTCTTTTCGCGCAACTCAAAGCGGGTGCGGTGCTGGATGGGCAGGAACTCAATCACGTTGCTGGCATACGCCTTATAAACGTGCTTGCCGTCTTGGGAGACGCGCTCCACAACGGGCAGAGGCAGTTCGGGGTTGGCGTTGCCGTCCTTATCGGTCACATTGGCGCGCCAACCGCCGAAGAACTGCGCGGGGTCGGCTTGGGAGAGGGAACGAAGTTGAGCATTCCCCCGCGTCCAGCGCAGATACGCCACCTTGACGGGCAACTCTGCGTAAGAACTTGCTGAACCATCTGAAAACTTAGACATTGTATTTTCCTTTTTGTGCTATGCACGGTTGAATTTTATCCGCCCCATTGACGGCGGGGCGGTTGCCGCTCGACGTTGCCAGCGTCAAAATGGCAGGTCAATATCTCCATTCGCTTCATCGTATCTGGACTCAAGGTAAGAGTCCAGTTCCATCACCTCGCCGCCGCTGATCGTGAAGCGGGTCCCGAGGTCATAGTCGCCATATTGCAGGGCGGTGACTTCGCCCAGCCAGTCGGCGGTGTCCAGCGTTTCGATGATTGTCCGCAGGTCGTCCACATCCTGTTCAGTGGTGGTCGGGGTCAGGGTTGCCAGTTCCGCATTTACCTGTGCAGTTTCGTCAACCGCTTCGATGTGGGTCACTTCGCAGTCGGCAAGGATGTCGCGCACCTGCGCTTCGCTTCCCGTTACAATCTGTCCGTGTTGCGGTTCATCACATTCAGGATGGGGGAGGTATCGGCGGTAGTAGGTTGCTCGGTAGGTGGTCATTGTGGTTATCCTTTCGTCCAGAACTTCGGTTCCGCAACTTCGCACGCTCGGCGGATGCGCTCGCTCATATCTTCGTCATACGATTCCCACGCCGACGGATTGCCAACGTAGTATTGCAGACTTTCAAGCGCCGCTTCCAGTTCCGCGATGCGCTTTGCCTGCGCTTCGATGGTGTTCAGTTTTTCAACGATCTCGGTCGCGTCCTTTTCAAGTTCTTCCGATCCCTTGTGGCAGGGAACCAAAGACGCGATGTAGTTCCCCGGCTTGCCGTTCCAGTCCTCGGCAATGCTGAACTCGCAAAACTCATGATTGCCTGACTTTTCGTATTCCTGTACTTTTATGAGCATATATTTCATCGTGTCATCTCCTTTTTGGGTTGCCTGTATCTTATCACGAAGCCGGTCAGGTGTCAATAGGCAATTTACTCTTGACACGCTCGCCCAACGGGTGTATAAGGAACGCATGGACTTACATCAAATTCAACAGGAAGAGGATCAGCACCGCGCCGCGCTTCGGCGTCTGGCGGTTGCCCGCTGGGAAGAAATGCGGCGGTTGCACATGGACGAGGGGTTGTCCCTCGCCGCTATTGGAAGGATGTATCGCAATGTGAAAAAGCAGTACATCCTGCAATTGTTACGGGCGAAACCGAGGATAAAATGACAATCATTGAAATTGAAAGCGACTGGCGCGAAACTGGTATCATCTGCCCTCATTGCGGATGGATGACATACAGTAATGGAAAAGACCGCCCGCAATGCGGGAATGATAACTGTCTGAAATATTTGACCGATGAATATATCTGGACGTGGCTCATTACATTGCCAGAATATCGCAATCAACAGGCGAAACGATGAACGACTACCCATGCAGTAACACCGCCTGCCCGCACAACGGGCGGACGAAAAAGGCGGGGACGCTTTGTGACGACTGCAAGAAACGCGCCCGCCAGTTGAGCGATTTTCTGGACGAACTCGAAGGCGTCCACGAAAAGGATACCCGCCGCCAGGAATGGCGCAGGCGGAAGGGTAACAGGAAGGACGAGCAGGGATGATCGGCAGATATATTTTGTTTTACGGTTTAGGCGGAGCTTCAACAATTGTTTTGCAGGCGGCAAAGGGAACCCCCCTCATTGCCATTGCCATTGTGTTCTTTATGTCGCTTCTTGTTATTTATTTTGACAGGAAGGACGAGCAGGGATGACCGATTGGACGATTAGTAGAATCTATGAATCCGTCGGGGATGACGAACTGGCAGACCTTGACGCCAGCGGAACCGCCGCTGATAACATCAACTGGTATTGGGGCAGGAAGGCGGCGGACTGGATCGCAAGGGGTTTCCCCGCCATGCTGGTGTATTCTGCAATCGGCAAGCGGGTGGGGCGGGGCGCGTCCACAATCGCGCAATGCTACTACACGTGGAAAACATTCAGGGACAACGAAACAGACGAGCGCGTACCATACAGTGTTTACAATCATGCCCGCCAATGGGAAGTCCCTGACGAGGTTGTGAATTATTATCTTGAGCATCAGGGGTGTAGTGTGGACGAAATCGAAACAGTGTTTCGGGTCAGCGAAACGGAAGCAGACCGTGAGACATTCAAGCAGACAGGACTGCCGCGTTTCTTTGTCGGCGTGTGGCGCGAAATGGTCGGACTGTCAGCGGATAAATACGCCCGCGCTGTTGAATTGCTCAAAGAAGTTTTGAGCGTGATCGGATGGAAGGAATGACAGGCGCAGAATACGCCACGCTCAAAGCGCGTGAGTTTGCCCGCCAGCGTCAGGCACGGAAACGCGCCCGCGATCTTGAGCAGGGGCGACACACCTGCCCGAAGTGCGGCAAGTCGTTTGACCGCCGCGAATATCTGGAAAGGCATATAAAAATCAATGAGCGAACATGACGAGCAGGCGGCGGTATTCGATTACCTGTTTTTGAAGATAGGCGAACACCCTGAAATTCACCCGCTGTTTTTTGCCGTCCCCAATGGCGCACATCTGGCAGGAGATAGTCGCCGCAGGGCGCAACAGGCAAGCAAACTAAAGGCGGAAGGCGTTGTGCCTGGTGTTGCTGATACCGTCTTTTTATGCGGGCGCGGCGGGTATCTTGGGATGACGCTTGAAATGAAAACCGAGGCGCGTCGCAAGGATGCCGACGGCGGGATGTCAGACTCACAGAAGGAATTTTTGCGGGCGGCAAAGATGGAAGGATATAACGCCTGTGTCGCCTATGGCGCAGAAGATGCCGTGCAAATCATAGGCGCATACCTGCAACTTCCCAAAACGCAGGACATGATCTATCGGGCGTTGCGGGAACTGGAACGCGGTAATACCGACAAGTGCAAAACGCTCTTGCAAAGCGTTGTCAGAGTTTGGTAACGAAAGGATAAGACAATGATGGTAGCAGTCACTGGTTTACTTTTGGGGTTCGCGGCGTTGTCGCTCATTTTCGCCTTCACGTCTGAGGCGGAACCGATGCAGAAGTTCTACATGACAGGGGCGGCGGTGTTTGCCGCGTTTGCCATTGTCGCCGCGTTCCTGGGGATGGTGATGGAGGCGGTGAAATGAATGACATCATCCTGCTGGTTGCGTTGCTATTTGCCGCGCTTGGCGTCTATGCGGCAACCGCGAAGGACGTGAGGGACTGATGAGCATTGCAGACATTGTAATTGATGGTTTGATGTGGATCGGTGCCATTGGTCTTTGTGTGATAGTCACTGTCCTCTTGTTGCTGTTCCTGACCCTGCGGGCGTCACTGACAACGGACGACAAAATCAAAGAACTTGAGTCCGCCCATCATAACCAGTCACAGGCAGAAACCAATCAGCGTTTGGGACTGGCATGGAAGGGCAAGGCGGCAGGTTTCGGAACACCTGAATCGGAGCGGATAAACCGTGAACTAATGGAACTAGACAGGAAACATCAAAAGGCATGGAATGCCCGCACCAATGAAATTAACAAACTGCGCTTTCCTGTTTCAGACGAAGAATACGCCGCGCTGGATGCCGAGATTGCGGAGCGGGCAAAAAGGAAAGGGCAATGATTCAATTTCTCCGCCGCTTGTTCCGCCCTCGTATCTGGATGCCGCCTGACAACAAGTTTGAGCATGAGGACGACGCATGGAAGGAACTGCAACGGCGCGGGTACGCAGTTCTCGAACACAACGGGCAGTATTGCATTACCGACTGCGGAGAAGAGGCGTCCCCCTGGTTTGTCAGTGACAGTCTTGAGGCGCGTGTCAGAAATATTCGGGCATGGGCGAATGATGAACTTGCGATAATTGAGAGGCGAAAAAAGAATTGAGCGACGATGGATAATTGTTATCCCGTTTTGATGGAAGTCAAAGCAACTGTTGATTTTATTCTCGGCTTCATGGTGATATTTGTCACCGCGTTTGTTGGATGGGTGAGCGTAGTAAACAAAGTGCGGCGTGGTGACAAATCACAGGAGCAGGGCGAACCGATGCCGCGTGTCAATGGTTGGCAGTTGGTCATTAGCGTTTTAGGGCAGTTGTTCCAAAGACCCCGCCGCAGGAAGTACAGCATGACGACAAAGAAACTTGTCAACCTGGGCGACGTCAACCCCATCCCCGAAGTCCCGCCCGAACTGGAACGCTGGATGGCGCGTGAACTATTGCGCGAACTGGACGGCGGTAAAATGGCGGATGAAGTCAGTCTGTCGGTTGATACGTGGGTCACGTCTGGACTCTGGAAAGGGACACAGAAAGAGTTCGCCGCGCTGATGGACAAATGGCAGGAAGAGGGAATTGTGTACAGGAAGAACAGGCGCGGTGATCGGGCGTTTGTGCAACCGTCCCGCCCGTCGATACGGGCGAGGATGAAGGCAAAGGTAAAATGAAACGATATTGGAAAACCCCGCCCGCCATGATGGCAGAATTGCAAGAAAAATATAACTTTGATTTTGACCCATGCCCACATCCCCGTCCCGAAGGATTTGATGGTTTGGAGGTTGATTGGGGAAAGCGCAATTGGGTTAATCCGCCATTCACGGGCGGAGTAATGAAGTGGATACGCAAGGCGATTGCAGAACGAGAACGTGGAAATATGACCGTGTTTATTCTGCCGATTTATCAGGTGCGTGCTATCTCAGTGTTGGATGATGCGGGCGCAGAGATAACCTATGCCGGCAAACCGCAGTGGTTGGCACTCGAGGATGACGAACCAAACCCCGTCAAACTGCAAGATCGTCAACCGTGCATTTTTGCGGTCCTCTCCCCCGCCCGCACCTCCCCTACCGCCAAAACGGGCGAAAATGCGGGCAAAAAAACAAACGAAAACGAAAAAAACGAAAAAACATTTCGCATAGATGTAGAAAATTGAATTGTGGGGGTCGCTGTTGGGCAAAAACGCCCTACCTCATCAGGGGTAGGGCAAATGTAAACCGGGGGCAATCGTAGCAACTTTGTTCTAACTTTCGTCAAACCACAGGATGCTCGACACGCTCACCGCCGATGGAACAGTGGACGCGCCGAAGACGATCTTCATCTCGAAATAGTCACCCGCCGCAACCGCCGTCGAGAGTCCCGTTGCGCTCACAACCGTAGGACTTCCGCCCAGCGCAATTGTCGTGGACAGTGTCGTATCTGTGGTGTTGTTCAGGCGGAAATACAAGGCGGTATTATTTGCCGCCGTGCCTGAATAGGTAAGGACGGTGTACACCGCTTTCAGGATGCACGCTTTTCCCACGTACAGGATGCGCGCCCCTGCTGTTGTTCCCCATGTCCCGCCAAACACGCCGCCGTAGTAATACGTGGTGGATGCGCTGGGTGAGTTGTTGAACGAACCCGCTTGGATGGGGAAAGCGCCCACGCCTTCCGTCCGCATCCAGTCGCGGAGCGTTTCCAGTTCCAGTTTATTATCCGTCCCGCCGCCGCCAGGGTTATCAAGAAGGTATAACAAGTCTGTCCCTGCGGGGGATGTGTTCTCGGTCATTGCGGAAAGTTTTGTATCTGCCATTGTTGCTCCTAGAAATCGACCACTGTAAAGAACTTTGTCAGGATGAATGAGAAGCGGACGAGGTTTGTCGCGCCTATTTCAAACTCGATACCCTGCACGTTGTACTGCACGTCACTTGTCCCGCTCATCGTTTCGCTGAATTGGTACACGGCGGGCGGTGAGGCGTACATAAAGACGAGCATGTTTTTCGCGTTTCGGTTGGCGGTGAACGATACCCGCTCCAGGTAGGTGTGCGGTGTTTTGAAGTCCTGCGCGCTGACAATATCGGACGCCAAAAGAACGGCATTATTCAACTCGTCCGAATACTGCCAGGGGATGACAATTTCATGCTTGCCATATTGCTGGATGCTTGTTTCATCTTCCTGTGTGATGTCCGTCTTATCGTACACATAGACGCCCCGCCCCCTGACTTGGAACAGAATATCTCCGCCAGTGTAGAGCGTTGTCCCGCCCGTATTCTCCAGCGTAATTTCCGCCTCCGCCGCGCCGAATGTCACATTCACTGACAAATTCGCGGTAAGGTCTGTGCCTGTCCCATTTGCATTGGCGTATGCTTTATAGTCTGTGTTGGCAACAGGCGTCACGAAGTCCACGCCGTTGATCTTCTCGCTTTGCCCGTTGGGGTCGCGGTATCTTCCGCGTATGTCCGTTTTGGTTGCGCCCGGAGCAATCTCCAAACTGTTCTCCATCGTCCACAGGACGGTATTCGCCGCCGCGTCCAGTTTGCGCGGGTAGGTCTGGATGGTGCATGAGTTTACCGTTTGCCTGCCGTGCGTGATGACGGGTTGCAGTGTCGTGTCGTAGTCGGCATCTGAAAAGGTGATAGTCTGGAATTGCCCTAGCACCAGTTTGCTGGCATTGTCCGCCAATAACAAATGACTGGAATTATCCGCAAGCAGGAAGAACCCCGCGTCTGTGGAGTATTCGGGAATCGCGCCGAACCCCACGCCTTCCACGTCACCGTATTTGTCGCCGCCTGCCCGGCTGGTGAAATACAACGTTTCACCCCTTATCCCGTCGCGCAGTCTTACAACGCGCCCCCATTCCGACATTGCCAGTTTTTGAAACTCACCCAATGCCGTTGTAAAGTTCGAGGACGTGTCAAACACGGTTGCAAACTGACTTGTCCCTGTCTGATAGGTATATCCCTGCGGCGGGATGGGCATGTTATCCAGAACAAGTTGTATCGCCTCGTTGGGTCGCTGGTTGCTCTGGGACGCCATCAGGTCCAGTATCCAGTCCGAGGCATAACGCATCCAGTCGGAGCAGGTGACATTGACGCGCCGCATCCCATAAATGCCCGAGGTGATCTGTATCCCGTCCACGTTGATGTAATACCTGTCATAAACGGTATTGCCATCATATTTGTATTCAAGTCTTACGGGCAACCCAGACTGCCAACCCGTCAGGGTGTTGGCGTGTTCGGGACTGTAATACCCCAGAGTGGTGACGCTGTTCTTCTCGGAGTTGTCCAACTGAAACGACAGTGTTCCCACATCCGCCACGCGCCCCATAAACGTTGAGTCGGAGATGCCGTAAAACCCGCGAATGGGGAAGATGACATCGGGCGTCAAGTCCACCCACGAACCGCTGATATATACCTCGACCTTGATGCTGGTAAACTGCTCCATTACGAGAAACGGCTCCTGTCCGCGTTGACTGCCCGCCCGATTCCAAGTTCCGTCGCGGTCTTTGCCACCAGTTCTTTGAGCAGGTCGTTTGTCCTGCGCGTCTCCGCCGTCATCTGCGTGACTGCCATCGTCATCCCGACCTGTGTCTGCGTGACCGCCTGCTGAACGCCGGTTATCACGGGTTGCATGACCGCCGTTGAAACATCAACGCCCGAAACATCCGTTGCGCTCGTCTTAGGCTTGTTAAACGACGCCCCGCCGTAGGTGACGAAGTGTAACGGGTTAAGTGTCGTTTCACCATCCAGCATAATCGCGCCGCCCGATGCGTACCTGTTCACACCGCTCATGCTCGGAAGCATGGCGCGTGTCTGTTGCGCGTTGTACACATAAGCGCCATGAGGTGCGTACACGAGTTCACTGTAAGCGGTCGGTCCCGCGTGACTGTCGCCCGTCAACGCCCACCCGCTGAACGAACCACCCGAGGCTTCCATTGCAATATTCGGACGCGGGACGCCTGCTGATCCAGTCCCGCCACCGACGAGTTGCCCGCCACCCGCACCCGTTGCGGGCAGGTTGCCAGTTGTAATAAAATTGATGTAGGCGTCAACGCTCATTCCGTCCAGCATGGACAGGTATTGATAGAAACGCTCCGCCATTTTTGCCGCTTCATCTGCCGACTGTGACGTATTGGCGAACACGTCCGCGAAACCCATCATTGCCTGCTGTTGTTTGTAAACTTCCTCGCTGATTTGCCCTGTTGCAAGGGCAAATTCCATTTGCTTTTGTGCGGCGTCTTCCTCTCCTGCGGCGGTGGCGATCAACCCCATCATGACATCGTTTTGCATGTTGCGCTGTTCTTCCGCCGCCTGAATACGTACCTGCGACACCTCCATTTCCACCTGCTTGACAACTTCCGCCTGCTCTTTTGCGCGTTTGCTGTTCTCGCCGTACATCCCCTGTATTTTCAATAATTCCTGTTGTTCTTCCACAAGCGCGGCGTTCGCCTCACGAATAGCATCCGCCCGTTGCTTTGTAAATTCGGTCAGTTTCAACGCGCCGGGAAGCATGGCGGCGTAGTTTTCGGGTATCTGTCCCGCCGCCGCACCCGCGCCGCTCTCCTGCGCCGCCCGCGTCTGATACCACCTGTTGCGTGCCTCGTTGACAAGTTGCGAGCGTGCGGTCTGTTGCGCCTGTTGCGCCCCAAGACCAAAACCACTTTGATTGAACCCCATTGACGCCATGCGCTGAGATACAGACTCATTACTCGCCCACGTCGGCAATTCACGAACCCACCTATCCGCGCCAAGTCCGCCTGACATATCCAGAACCGTGCGCCCAGACGACAGGTTGGCAATACCCGTCATAAACTGACTGACGCCCTCCATCGTGGACGCCAGCATATCCGCCATTCCGAGTTTTGCTTCGTTCTTGATGTTCTCAACAGACGCTTCGAAGCGCATGTAATTGCCGTAACGGGAATCTGCCAGGTTGCCCGTTGTGGCAATGGTCGCCTCGCCCGTCCTCAAAAATGCCTCAGTGAACAAGTCCTCTTTGGACAGGTTCGGCATTTCCTTTGCCACTTCTTTTTGGATCTGCTTGAAACGGGTCAGGGAAAGTCCCAACTGGTCAAGGCGGCGGGTGGACTGGTTCGCCAATGCGAGCGTAACTTCGCCCGTATCCATGCCGAGCGCGGTCATCACCCCGGCCAGGCGTGTCGCTTCTTTTGCGTTCTTTGCCAGTCCCAATTGCAAAACGTCAGAACCGAGTTTCAATGCGCTAAAGTCTGATACCGTGCCGCGTGTGGCGCGCCGTAAGTCGTTCAGGAATACGTCACCCGTTGTCCCTACGGACTTCGCCAGTCTGTCAAATTTGATGCGAGTTAGTTCGACCTGTGCGCCGCTTTTCCCAAACTCGTATATCTGTTTCCCCGCTACCCCGATGGCAACAGCAGACGCGCCAAATTTTGCAATGGACATTGCCGCCGCGTTGATCTTCGGGCGGATAACGTCCATCTTCTCGCCAAACGTCATGGTCTGCCAGACGTTGCGTTTCATCTGCTGTTCGTATGCTTTGTATTCCCGCGTCGCCTGTGCAATGCTCATATTGCCCTTGGCGACCTTATCCCCCAATACCTGCGCCTTATTTGCGAGACTTGCCCCCGCCTGTGCCGCCGCGTATTGTGACTTGCTCCACCCATCCATCAGGGCAGATGCGTTTGCCTGTGCAGAACCCAGCCCCTTCATGGCAGTTTCCAGTTTTTTCGCCCCCGCTATCGCAGACTGGAAACCCTGCGCGGTATTATCTTTTGCGGTAATAGTGACAACGACTTCGCTCATTGGAACATAATCCCTAAATCCTTCAACCAGCGTAATATTTTTCTCTCGCCATCGGTCAAACTGTGGACTTGTTTACCGCTCAACGTCTGCCACTTTGCAAGCAGGTTGTAAATATTCGAGAAGGCGGTCATGCGCTTTATTAGTGTGTAGTCCTGGTCAAAGTATGCGCCCGTCTCTGGCAGGCAGTTCCAGCGTTGACAAGCCCAGGCGGTCAGTAATTCAGGCGGCGGGTTGCCCTGTCCGTAAGCAGACTCCACCACCGCCTCAATCAGTTTTTTGGCAGTTCTTCCAGTGACGAGATATGCGTCCAGACCTGCAACCCCGCCCAGAGCAGGATGTCTGCGATAACAGGGTCGTCCACGCTGTCTAAATCGGCGTCTTTATTCGGGAACTTCTCGCACTTCCATTCAGTGATAAGCGCCCTTGCGCCGTCCCAAAAGCGGAGCGGGTATAACCCGTCCGCGCCGCCCGATGTTTTGCCAATGTACATCATCTGTTGGCGGACAGTGGGGCGGTCTGGAATCTCGAACTTGCAATCGTCTCGCTCGAATAACATTTCCTTGTCGCTTTCTGTTGCTAGAGTGCAACGCTGGTACGGGTCACAGCACCGTCGAAGGTCGCCTCGGCGCTGAACGTCTGGAGGGCATTGGTCGAACCGCTGTATTCCACAGACGTAACAAGCACCTCGCCGCGATAAACGCGGTTGGTGTATGCGCCGTACTGAAAAGTTTTGGTTGCGGTTGTGCGGTTGCCAACCAGCGGACCAAAGATGCCGTCTGTGGTCGTGTTTACCATCCCCGAAAGCGGGAAGGTCGCGCCCGCCAAACCAAACAGGTATTGACGCTCGTCATCCCCCATGCCAGTGTCCTCGATGGTATCCTGCACGGAACGGATGGACGCGCTCGACAAATAGGCGGTGATGTCGGTCAGCGACCCTGCCGCATTGTCAACCTTGATGGTCATGTCCTTGTAAATCTTGTTTGCCATTTTTACTCCTTACACCTGAACGCTTGTGCGCGTTACCGCGCCGTCGAAGGTCGCTTCCGCCGAGAACGTTTCGAGACTGTTGGTACTGCCCGAATATTCCACCGAAGTGACAAGTACCTCGCCGGTATAGAACCGCCCCGCGCTTCCTGTGCTGTTGGTGGAATAGGCGCGGTATTCGATGGTCTTGGTGAGCGTCGTCCTGTTGCCGATCAACGGGCCGAAGATGTCGTCGGTTGTGGTATTCACCATGCCCGCCAACGGGATGCTTGCCCCCGCCAAACCGAACAGGTATTGACGCTCGTCATCCCCCATGCCCGTATCTTCGATGGTATCCTGTGTCGAGCGGATGGATGCGCTCGAAAGGTAGGACGTGATGTCTTTCAAAACGCCCGTGCTGGAATCCATTTTTACGCGGATGTCCTTATAAATCTTATTCGCCATCTTGCGCCTCCTGTTTCACCTTTTTGGTGTTCCGAGGGGTCACGCCCTCATCGGTTTGTTTTTCTGCCTGTTGCAGACGGGCAAGCAATAGATGGGCGACGGTGTCCATGTATCCCTTCGCCTCATACCGCCTGACCTGCGCCTCCAGTTTTGCCTTTTGGCGTTTCTGTTCATCATTCAGCATAGGTAACTGCCTCCTCTTCCATCCAATCAATATATATGTCACGTTCCAGCCACATCACACCGCCGTCACGTGTCCATTTCTCCATCACTTCTCCATAACCCGTGATGTTCGCGTCCCTCAGCGTTTTGGTCGTGTCCGCCAGTTTGCGATAAGCGTCTATGCGGGTGGTGATGTTGTCCACATGCCCCAGCAGGTTTGTCATGGTCGCGCCGTCGTCCTTGTATCTCTGCCAGACCTCGACAATCGTCCTGTATTGGGTATCTTTGACGCTCAAGGTAAGCGCCGTGCGGGTGGTTGGACCTGGGCGAATGATGGCGTAATGGTCGCTCGTGCCTTTGTTGAGCAGTTTCCAGTCGCCAATATCCACATTGGCGGACGAGAAACCCGTTGACGCCTGCACCTGCGCGGAAATCAGGGTGAGTCCTGCGCTTTCGCTCATTCGCTATTGTCCCATTGCCCGCGTTTGAATTTGGGTTGTTCCAGTGAAGTATCGTCGGGGTCGGCGCGGTCTGTCTGCGCCGTCGCTCCCGTGAACTGCAACCCTTCGCCCATGCGGTAATTCTGCCCGATGCCCAGACGCTTGAAACCCAGCGCCATTTCCTCGATAAACTGCCGTGCGCTCTGCTTCATCTCAAAGGCGGCAAGACGGGATCCGTCCGCGTCGCTGTACCCCGTTCCCCTTTGCGTCATTTCCACGTACTTCGCCGCCTTCATCGTCACAAAATCGTCACACGCCAGTTTTGCGGTGCTGTTGGCATAAACGCTGGACGGGGAAAAACCCGCCGAGGCAATGGCAACGTTCAGGATGCCGCTCGCCCGGTCAATGAATTTCTCCAGTTCCGTCACCGTCGGGCGGGTGGTCGAGTTGAACGCACTCTGCCCTTCGAGCAGGTGGCGGGTATAGGCGGTCACTTCCGCCGCGCTTGAAAAGGAATCGCCTCGAATGGTCATTACTCGCCCTTATATTTCCACGCCTGAATGGAAATCTTGCTCGTTCCCGTCTGCCGCTGAAACTTGAGCGTAGAGCCGGGGACATCAAAAATCCAATAATGCTGGTCTTTTTGCAGAAGGACGCCAGTCGTCAGGGCGGGGTTCGTCCCGTCCGCGCGGAAGCGGGCGTTATTCGTTTCCACGCTCAAACAAAACACCTTGCCCGGCGCAACGGTAGTATTGAGTCCCAATGCCGTGCTGTTCGCAAGGGACAGGGTTTGAAACCCAACCGAAACCATGCCCGCGCCAATATTGGTCTTTGCCATGTTTACACCTCTTTGACAGGGACAACTATTCGGTTATTGTTTTCATTCACAAAGCAAAGTCCCTGCCTGCCCTTTGACTTTGTGTACAACAGTTCTTCATACGCCACGTCACGCGCCCACCCCTCGGGCATAACGAACACATCACCCGCCTTGTACTGCTCAAAGTCGGCATATACAACCAGCGTACCCTCGGGCAGTCCCGCGCTCACTTCCTCGACAATAACGGGTTGGGGTGTCTTTTTCATTCTAGGCATTGTTATTCTCCTCATACGCCGCCCGCCGTGCGGGGGCGTCGTCTAAAAACTTTTGTACAACGGGTGCGCGTGTGCCTTCCAAATGGGGCGGCAGTCCGTTCCAATTCACCGCCACCGCCTGCGGTATGCGGTGCATAACCGCGCCGCACTCACAGACCCGCCGCACATCACACTCCAAGATCGGGTGTGTAAGTGTAGTGATATGGTTCGCCTTGCATTTGTACTGATACGTCGGCACGTCTCACCTCAACAAAAATTATCTGTCTTCCGTCGCTGGTATTGGTCACAACTGGCAACTTATTTGCAACGAAACCAGTGGGCAGGTTGTCAATGAATTTGTTGCATCCCATCCCCTCGGGTTTGCCTGCGGTGTAGTAGTCATCGAACACCGCAACTGATTTACCCGTCAGGTTTGCCAGGACTGCCCGCCCGTCATTCTCGATGGTTCTTTCGGAATGTCCGCCGTCCACGAAGTACAGGTCGGCGGGGAGCAGTTCGTGAATGGTGTAATTCGTATCGCCTTCGACAAGTTCCACGTCCGCGCCTGTCGCATCCATGCGCTTTTTCACCACATCGAAAGGTTGCCCGCGCTTGGATAACTCGCTTTTGTACTGTCTCAGCGTTTGCCCCTCGAACAGGTCAAAACCCTGATACGTTACAAACTCGTTATACTTCTGCGCCTGTTGTATCATGCGGATGCCGTTGTTCCCGTTCCACGTCCCGATCTCGCAGATGCTGGCGGGGCGTTCCCTGTCGATGATGTCAAGCAGTTGGGTGTATCTGCTCATCCCGCGTTCAGGATACAAGTCCACAGACTCACCCAAAAGACGCCCGCACAATATGGCGTATTCAGCGGCGTAATCCTGCCACGTCCACGCCCTTATTAGTTGGTGGTGATAGACCGTTTGGGCGAACATGCTCTCCAGTTTGTAATACAGGTCTTCGGGCGTCTCATACAGGTATTCATTATCCAGCAGGTCGGAGGCATACCCGAATTTTGGCGATAAAACAGGAACGCCGCTTGACATGCACTCCAACAGGGGAAGCGGACCGCCTTCGCGGTATCCCGTCACCACCAGTACATCGAGAAACCTTAGGACAGTTTGAAGTTTGTCGAAGGTGTCCGCGTGATGCCATGAACAGGATACGCCCAGACTGTGCAAACGTTCCGTCATGCCTTCCCATCCCGCGCCGGTCAGGATAAATTCAAAAGGTGTCAGGTCGTATTGCCAGGCAAGGTCAAGCAACATCCCTTCGCGCTTCCTGCCGTTGGGTTGGGGGTATCCGATAATGCCGATCAACCGCTTGCGGAATTTGAAATCGTCCGCCGCGCAATAGATGACGTGTATTTTCTTCGGATCAACGCCCAGGTTGAGCAGTTCATCCCGTCCTGTGAACGACATGGCGGTTACGATGTCCGCACGGTTGCAAGCGTCCGCCACCATTTCCTCCATGCCGACGTTGGTGTGGGTGTAAACCGCGACATGCTTGCCATTGCCCTGCTTTTCCATGCCGATGAGCGAATGGAAAGGGAAATGGATGTTTATATCCGCCTCGTGGTCAACCGCGTCGCTGGTCGTGACGTTGTACAGGTTGGGGAAGGTTGCCTTGAGCGGTTCGGTCATGCGTATCATCGCCGCGCTATCGTAGGGGTTGACAATGTGAATGGTTTTCATTCTTCTGCTGACTTTCCGTAGAAATAAGTGTCAAACTGTGCGGCGGCTTCGACCGCCTCGCTTATTGGGCGTAATCCACAATTCAAGTACAGCGGTTCTTCTGCTTCAATCGTTCGCACATCCGACCACCTGTAATGTATCCACCAGTCGCGGCACATTTCGGACCGTTTCACGGTTTTTGGGGCTTCTCTAATGTTCATACCGTCACCGCTTTCTGTAGTCGTTCTGATTCCTTCCTGCTGTCGTTGAGCAGGTATAACTCCAGGTCTCTTTGCGCCCAAACGGGTTGATTTAACCAGTCGTTGATGCTTACAGGGTAATTGGTCATGTGTTCGCACAGGACGCCCGTATCGCCGTACAACTGAAACCCCGCCAAGAGCGCATAGAACGGGAAGCGGATGTCACTCCCAACGGTATCCTTGACGCCTCTCAGCGGGCGAATTTCCTGCACTATCGTTTCGAGCGCAAACCGCGCCGCATCTTCACCAACAGGCGTGCCGTTCAAACTGTCGGCAATGACTTTTCGTGCCCGCAATAGTCGCTGGACATCGTAGGGGTACAAGTCCATGTCATCTTCAATGATCTCGGGTTCGCCTTTGAGTTGCTTTTTCACCGCCGTTACCACGTCCCGATGGATGAGCATACATCCCCAACCGCTTGCGCCGATGGGATAGAGTTTGTCTTTTTCCAGTGAGGCGGTCAACGGCATAAACGGCATAACTCCAAGTTCGTTCTTGTCAAACCAGACAGGCGCAACGGGGCGGATCGTCCGCCGCATGTAGAACCCTGACACATAAGGTATTTTGTGCGACCTGAGCCTGCTCAGCGTATGAGGCGGAAAAAGCATGTCACTGTCCAGTAACAAGATAAACGGGTGTTTGCTCTTGTAATACCAGTTATTAAAGTGCGTCTGCCGCGCCTCATATCCTTTGGTGGCACGAAGAAAAAACGGTCCTTCGTCGCCCTTTTGTTTTTTTATCCCCTCGATACTGTCCCGACAGACTCCATTTTCGTTCTCACTGCCCACAACCCCGATGTAAGCAGTCCCTTTGTATTGCTTCGCCATGTAGCGAAACCTTTCTCCCGTAACGGGTAACGGGCGGGCATTGCTACCCGCCCGTCATTGTGTTAGGTGGTCGTATTGCCCGTGCTGTTGCACGAGATGTACAGGTTGCCGAGTTTGACGCCCGTTGAATTGGACGTGAGATAGGTGGTTTTCGTGCCGACGCGGACGCTGTTTGGCAGGATGAGCGCGGTACTGTTTGCGCTCAGTTTCCCGTAGGTCGCCTGATTGCTGACAAACGCCGCCCCCGAAAAGACAACGCCCGTCGAGTTAAACGTCAGGTTGGACGAACCAACGTCAATCCGCTTTTTGGCAAAATAGCCACGCGGTGAGGATTGAGGATGTGCCATTATGCACCTCCACTAAACCACGTCAGCGAAGAAGTAACCCAAGTCGGTTGCTACTGCTTTCTGGTCCCACGCTTCGGACATCTGGAGGATGTCGCTCTTGCTCTGCGGTTCTTCGTACATGCTGACTTCACCGACGCCGCCACCGCCAGCCCAGGCGAAGGTATAACCCGCCGAGGCGGTCATAATGCCGGGGTTGGGCGAGACATGGCAAACGAGACAGTCGTCGTCAATGATGGCGGCGGCTGAGAAGGTCTGCCCTTCGTTGGCGCTGTTGTAGGACGCCTTGCCGACGATGTAGTTCTGGACGCCAAACGCCGAGGCAAGAGCGCCTTCGATGTTCGCCAGAAGCGCGGACTGCACGTATTTCACGCGGTCAATGATGTCGGGGTGGTTCATCAATGCCTGATGCACGATGTAACCCAGCACCATCGTATTCCCGTCGTAACCCGTGTTGTTGCTGATGGTTCGGCGGGCGGTCAGAACGTCGTTGATCGGGTCGCCGCTGGTGAAATCGTCCCAGTCGGTGGTCGAGTTGTTGTCGTCCGTTCCCCAGACCGAGGTTTTCATGAAATCGGACGCGAAAGCGCGTTCCTTGCGGATGAGCGACTGCTGGGCGAGCCACTGCAAACCCGCCTGCTCCAGCGAAAGCGGCATTTGGTTATTGGCGCGGTCTTCCTTCGCAATCGGATGCTCCAAACCCCAAATGAGCGCCGTGCCGGTGGTGCTTTCCACGCCGTACCCGGAACGGGCAAAGGCGGCGCCAGGGGCGCGGTTCTTCATCTCGTCCAGGAACCAGTATTTCTTGGTCATGATGTAGTAGGTGAACGACTTCTTGTCCACCGGGATGACCGGGAACACGCGGGACGCCACGAAACGCATATCGTCCTGTTTGTAACCAACCAGCATGTTGGTGAGGACGGGATCGACTGCCTGAATTGATGCTCCAGTAGGTTGTGTCATTGTATATTCCTCCTAGCACCGCTGAATATTGCCGCCGCCGTTGAGTAGGACGGTGACAATATCATTCGCGGCGGACGACGCCGAAAGCGCAACGCCGATAAACGCGGTGTTGTCCGTGCGGGCGGCTTCCGCGCCGAGCGACGTGCTGTTGATGCCGATGTGGTCGCCAATGATGATGGTCGAGGTTGCAACCTTCATCTTGACGATGCCCGAAAAGGCGACTTCCGCTTCCTCATATCCAGCAGGGGCGTTCATCAGGATGCCAATCGGTCCCAGGGTCAGGGCGGTGGTGCTGTTCAGGACACCCGCCGCCACAACCTGCCCCGCCGTTGACGCCAGTTTTACGGCGGTGAACTGGCTGGATGCCAGTCCCGTCGAGTTGGCGCACAGGCCGGGGAAGGTGTCATATTTTCCATTCCATGCCATGTTATTTCTCCCTCACCGCCCAGGCGGTGAACAGTTCTTTGTTTTCTGCCTTCACGATCTCGAAGGCACGGTTGTACGGCAGTTTGTGTTCCGCCGAATATTTCAGCACAAGCGCATTGAACGCCGCTTTGGGGTCTTCCACCGCTTCGCCTTCGGTGCTTTTCTGCTCGGTCAGCGCGGACACCTTGACGCGCTCGGTCAGGGCGCGCAGTTCACGCAGGATGAGTTCCGCGTTTTCGTCCGTAAGTCCAGCAAGCACGGGGGCAAGGTCGGCGGTTGCGTCGGTCTGCGCCAGTTCGGCGGCGAATTTCTCCACGCGCGCCTTCTCCTGCGCTTCCCTTTCGATGGCGTCCAGTTTCGCCTTGTACTCGTCGCGTTCCCTCTTCGACACTTCGTAGTCCTCGGGCAGGGCGGGCGGTGCCTCCTGCGGGGGATTCAACTTCGCATCCAGAAACGCGGTGAATTTTTCCCAGAACGATGTCGGGATGTTCACAGTTTCCATCTTTTTCTCCTTTACGATTTGGACTTCATACAATGCCGCCGCTTCCCCCAGGTGGGGCGTGTGTAGCATTGCATCCCCCAGGATAAGCGGCCCCATGATATAGTCGCCGCTCTGGGGGTCTTCCAGCCCGCCGTCGTCCCAGACGACCTCGGGCGATTGATAACGATAAGCACCGTCGCGTATTGCGCCCAGTCCTTTTTCGTTCCACTCCGGGATAGCGTATAAACCATCTTCGCGCACTTCCAACCCGATGATATGCCCGCCTGCGGGCGTCTCCTCTTCGTGACTGCCAAGTTTGATTGGCGGTTTGAAATGCGGTAACTTGAATTTGCGGGCGTATTCGGGGGTGATTTCCCTCACGTTGCCATTCTTGACGACGCGCCCAAACGGGAACAGGCGGTAAGGTTCGCCCGCCTGTGTAAAAACGAATTGGTCAAAAAGGTATGTGTTGTCCATAGAAACCAAAAACCGCCAGTCCTGCGGCGATTTGAACTGCCAACAAAACGGGCGGCGATTTGAACTGCCTTTATTCAGTTGTTGTTTATTCTACCACAAATCAAGTGCTTTTCAGCCTCTTCTCAAACTGTTGCACCGCCGCCTCAATAAAGGCGCTCTCGCGGGTCATGCCTGTGTTTTGTAATGTCTCAAAGGCATCTATAAATCCATCAATGGGGATGCCGAGGCGGTCGAGTTTATTCACCGCAAGCGGTTCACCTCTCATCACCATGCGGTACAGGCGCAACCACTGGACGCCAGTTATAAACTCGTGTATCAACCGCTCTTCCGACTCAAGCCCTTTTTCTATAAGCGTGTCAATGTCCATCATCTGCCTTTCTGCTTACGGGTCAATGGGTGCGCCGCATTTCACACACTCACACATCACCGCGCCCCATTGTCCACAGTGAACGCACTTTTTCAGCGGGTTTTTGTAGTATCCAAGTTCCCGCTTTATTTCATCATTGACCATCTCGAATGATACCTTGTTTGCCCCTCCATCGTCTCTGCCTGCTACAAAATAGTCGATGTCGGCAACCGATACGCTGGGAAGTTGTGCAACTGTTTTATTCATTATCTGCCTTTCATCTGAAAAGAACCAACAGGCATATTATAATCCACAACTCACACGTTATCAGTATTAGGAACTTTCGCTCGTTCTCGTTCACGCTTCCGCAACTCCGAAGTCCTGGGGGTGATGTTCAATACACGCTCGATGGCGTCCAGTTGCAATAATAACGCCTGCCTGACCTGCATCAGGTATTCACGTTCCAGCATCTGCCGCGCCACTTGTGTTATTTGCTCATCCATGCCGCGAATTTATCCATAACCGCACGGAAAGCGGACTGCACCCGCTCGTATGCCTTCGATGCCAATGTCGCGTTTGTCCACCACCTGCCGACGTGGACGCCCGCCTGACTGCCCTGCCCAATGACGTATTCGGAATACCCAAGCGACGAACCGAAACGCCCTTCCACAAAGTTCGCACCGTGTTTTACCGTGCGGATGTCTGGCGCGCCATGCGCCCCGCCGCCCATTGACGACCCCATAGAACGCCCCAGGTTGCCTGTGCGCTTGTATTTGCTCCTCGGCGGAGGCGACGGATAGGGCGGGACGGACTGATGCACCGCGTCCAGTCCCGCTTGCATCCCCTCATCCAGCGCGGCGTGCATGTGCTGTTTTGACCCGCGCCACTTCGCCATTAGTTCGGATAGTCCCCGTATCTGTATCATGGCATTAGTCCCGGCGGGATGACTGGCGTTGTGAAGCACCTGCAACGGGGATGGGCGGGCGGTCTGTCGCTCGACATGATAGGTTCGATCTGCCCATCCTTCGGGGCGCAAATGGGGCAGACGCGCTCATCTCTCTGGGTGTTCCATTGCATGTACATGACGTACATCCCAAGCGACTGCCACGCCAATTGGTTCCCGTCCTGAAACGCCTTCGTTGTTTCGGTGATGGAAATCATGTCGGCGCGGTTGTCAGAGAAGACGCCTTCCAGCATATCGTTCAGCATCCCGATGTCACCATTGCCGATAACCCGCCATTGCCTGATAACCGCCTCCGCCTGTGTCTTCGTGGTGACGTGTATCCCGTTCAGGATG